TGCTGCAGCTGGAGTTACTATCATGTTTAGTAATCATACGTATGATGATCCTGCTGCATTATTTCCATCTCTTGTTAAGAATCAAGCTGGGGGTAAAGGACCTGTCTATCTTGCAAGTGTATTAGTACAATTAGCTCGTCGTGATGAAAAGCATGATAAGTCTAATGATGAAGATGTAAAGATTCCAGAAGCAAATAAATATAGCGGCGCAACCTTAAGAGCATTAACTGTTAAGAATAGATTTATACCTCCATTTTTAGAAGGAGAAATGTATCTTAACTATAGAAATGGTTTAGATAAATACTCAGGGTTGAAAGAAATGGCGGTTAATCATGGTGTTATTATTCAGACTGGTTCTACATATCAATATCCTGATGGTACAAAATTAGGTTATGCTAAAAACTGGACAAAGAATGAAGATATCTGGAAAAAGATATTACCTGAATTAGAGAAAAAATTAAAAGAAGCTTACTCTTACGGTGGCTAATTTTTAAAAATTAATATATAATAAAAATATGAGTGAAGTAAAATTACCGTACGCAAATGGAAATCATCCACGTACTGATGAAGAAAAAGAAGTTATTATTAATAATGCTGCAAAAGCGTATGAGAAGTATATGGATGCTTTAGGGTTTGATTGGAGATCAGATCCTAATAGTGCTGATACACCTCGACGAGTTGCTAAGGCATTTGTTAATGATTTAGCTGTAGGTTGTTATAGCGAGCCTCCTAATATAACAACGTTTGATAATGTTGATCAATATGATGGTTTGGTATTTCAAGGTGATATTAAAGTTAATTCATTTTGTTCACATCATCATTTACCATTTATTGGTAAGGCTCATGTTTCATATATTCCTGGTAAAGAAGGTCAAGTTATTGGATTGAGTAAAATTAATCGCATTGTTGAATGGTTTTCACGTAGACCTCAAGTACAAGAAAATCTAACAATGCAAATTCATAATTATATGAATGATGTATGTAAAGGTAATAAAGGTATTGCAGTACTAGTTGAGGCAAACCATACATGTGCCGGTTTAAGAGGTGTTAAGCATGATAGTATCATGAAGACAGCTCGTATGTCTGGTGCATTTTTAGATAATAAAGACGTAAATACACGTCAAGAATTTTATGATTTTGTAAGAGATTTAAAACGATGAACTTAAAGAGTAGAAAATTACTATGCGCGGGTATTTGTTTTGTGACCGCGACTGTTATGTTAACTGTAGGTCTAGCTGACTTTCAAGGCTGGTCTGATTTTGTAAAGTGGGTGTTCGGTATATATGCCGCCGGTAACGTCGGAGAGCATATTTCTGAAAAAAAGACAGTTGTAGATGTACCAGTTACTGAAACTGAAGAAGTTAAATAATGAATACCATTTTAGATAAAGTCGATCCGCAATATATGAACTGTATGAGCGGAGCATGTGAGCATATTGAACATAAAGTAAATGCACTGTGGTGGATTATCCCTGTAGTAGTATTAACATATTTATATGGTAAAGTTAAAGTTATACGTTGGTCGAACATACGACGGCTACGGTGAGCAGGTCGTACAAAAAGAGGAAGTTTGTATGACTAATATAGAAGCTAGTCATTACTTAACGCAGTTAGTGGAAGAAAAGGGTGTCGAAGCAACTCGAAACTGGATCAAAAGGGTTAAAGGTGAAGATGTTCAATTCCCTAAAGAAGTAAAATGAAAAAATTATTAGTCGTTAGTTGTACTAAAAAAGACGCTGATGAAAAGAATGATATTAAGATATATGATTCTCTTCGACTTCTAAAGAAAGAAATAAAAACTAAGATACATTATAATAATAGTAAGCCGTTACCTGTTGTATATAATCAATATTTAAACAAAGATACTCTCAAGAATCATGATATAGTTGTCTTTGCACATGATGATTTATATATTGATGATTTAAAGGTCAAAGGAAAACTAGACCTAGCGATGAATGGCTTAGATATTATAGGTCTAGCAGGGTGTCTTAATCCAAAGATAAAGAAGCCAGCGTTATGGCATTTAATGTCTGACAGGGTAGACTGGAGAGGTCATGTAGCTCACACTCTAGATGAAAAAGGTGTCATACAAATGACTACATTTGGACCAACACCATCTAGGGTTGCTATTGTAGATGGCTTGTTCATTGCAGTAAACTTAAAAACTGTATTAGATACAGGCTGGAAATTTAACGAAAACTTTTCGTTTCATCATTATGATATAGCGAGTTGTATTGACGCTAATAAATTAAAGCTTAAGGTTGGAGTTATTCCTATAAATGTAGTTCATGACTCACCTGGATTGACTGATTATAATGATAATGTTTTTCAAGAATCTGAAAAAAAATTCTTGCAGCTTTATAGTTAATGCTATATTATATAGCTAAATGAGTAAATCTCAGATAGATAATACCTTTTTTGAGAAGGTTATAATGTATAATGCTTTGATGGATGAGAGTTATCTTGCATCAGTATTAGATCATGTAGAAGCAAAATATTTCGAAGATAAGAATATAAGAGCAATTATGGAAGTAGTTAAAGACTTCTATAATAAAAGATCGTCTATACCAACTTTAACTGAAATAAAAAGCTATCTAACAACACCTCAATTAAAAACGCATTTTAAGGAAGTAGTAAATTACTTTAATAGCTTTGATAAGAAGTTTAATAAAGATGAATTATACGAGAATACTGAACGCTTTTTAAAAGAAAAGGCTGTATATAATACTCTATTAGATGTTGTTGATGACTGCGATAAAGGTAATGTCGATACAGGTGTCATCTTAAATAAATTTGATAGTGCATGTGGTATTAACTTATCTATTGATACAGGTCTAGATTATTTTAACGATATTGATACACATATTCATGACCTTACTACTCAAGATGATACTATACCTAGTAGATGGCCTTGGTTAGATGAAAAACTAGGAGGTGGTTTTCTAGAAAACGGTAGAGCGTTATATGTATTTGCTGGTGAAACAAATGTAGGTAAGTCAATATTCTTAGGTAATATAGCGTGTAATATAGCAGATCAAAATAAAACAGTTTTATTAGTTAGCTTAGAAATGTCTGAGCTAGTATATGCTAAAAGAATCAGTACTAAAATTACTCAAATACCTATAGGTAATCTTCATAAGCGTACTGATGACTTAAAAGCTAAAATTGGTTATTATAAAGACAGTCATGCTCATACAGATTCAAGAATCTTAATTAAAGAGTTTCCACCTAATACTATTACCTGTAACCATCTTAAATCATTTATTAAAAAGTTAACTGATAGTGGTATCGTATTAGATGCAATTGTAGTCGACTATGTTAATCTTTTAAGAAGTAACGAAGGAAATAATTCATACGAAAGAGTCAAGTATGCTACTGAACAGCTTCGAGCTCTTAGTTATATTTTTAGCTGTCCTATTATTACTGCTACTCAATTGAATAGATCAGGTTTTAATGAAGTAAATCCAGGTCTTGATACTATTGGTGAGAGTATAGGATTAGCTGCAACTGCAGACTGTATAATGAGTATATGGCAGGAAGAAGAGGATGCTGAGTTAGGTATCATAAAATTAGGTATGATGAAAAACCGATTTGGTTCTAATTTTGGAGGTATTACTATGAGAATTGATTATAGTACTTTAACTCTAAAAGAAGATGAAACGTTTGATGCTGGTGAAGAGTTAAATACATCTGCATCGTCATTATCGTTTTTATCAGATGACGAATTTGATTAAAAAATAATCACCTGTAAATAATTGTTATTAGGTGAATAAGAAAATTTTTATTTTTACAGATTGTGATTTAGATGGCGCGGGTAGTTATCTAATGTTTAAATGGTTCGTACGAGATCGTATACCGTATAAGGCTCTCCGAGTAAATGATTTTAAAGGTTATTTTCAAAAGTGGTATAAAGATAACGGTAAAAAATATGATCGTATTTATGTTTTAGATTTAGACGTTAGTCAAGAAGGTGTTGATTATATTGATAAGAAAAATGTAACAATTATAGATCATCACGAATCACACGTTGAAAATAAATCCAAGTATAAGAACGCAACTACTATGATACAGAAGTACAGTAGTTGTACAAAACTAATATACAATATTTTTTCAAAGCATTATGATAAAGATTTAACTGACGAACAAAAAATGTTAGTATTAAGTGTTGATGATTATGATAGTTATGAGCTTAAGCTTCCTATTTCATATGAAATGAATTTACTTTTTTGGAATTATCAAGGTGATAGAATTAATAAATTTGTACAAGAGTTTGGAACTGGCTTTCAAGGATTTACGGATAGTCAACATAATATTATAAAGTATTATAAGAATAAATTTAAAAGCGTTAAACAAACATTAACTGTATATACGGCAAACTTACCCATAAGTAAAAAAGAATATAAAGTTGTTTCTACATTTGCTGATACATTCATTAATGAAATAGCTGATCATATTATTAAGGAGCAGCAAGCGGATATAGGATTCGTTGTTAATCTTACATCTAAGAAAGTAAGTTTAAGAAAATCAAAAACTTGCCCAGTTAACTTAGGTGAGTTAGCTGGTAAATTATTTGAAACTGGAGGTGGTCACGCTGACGCAGCTGGCGGGCTTATTAATGATAACTTCCTAAAGCTAACCAAGATATTTAAGGAGGTATAATGGACTTAATAACCGATACAGTAAAAAATAGCGACCCTTTAACGCTGGTATATAATGATGAGTTTGAACATATATTTTTATCTTTTTGCTCTTTTATCTGTATACTATATAATAAGAAGATGAATTTAGCTAATATTTTTATACTCCTTATGAGCGATAAAAACATTCGAAATTTATACAAAACTATAACCGAAATAGATAATGATTATGAAGCTCTTGAAAGCTTTTTACAG